ACCGAGAGGCATCAAACTAGAGGTGCGTCCCGGTAAAACTATCCTCACTAATGGAGACCCAAGACAGGCTATTATGCCTCTCACATTAGGTCAGACCGACCAACATACCTACAATCAGGTTGCCTCGTTGCAAAATATGATTCAGATGGGTACTGGAAGTGCTGATATGGGTGTTCCGGATAGAGCCACTTCAAGTGGTATGTCTATGATTCAGTCTGCGAGCATTAAGAGACAGAAACGTACTCTTATGAACTTCCAAAATACATTCCTCATACCAATGATTAACAAGAGTATGTGGAGAAAGATACAATTTGATGTAGACAGATATCCTGTTACTGATTATAAGTTCGTACCCTACTCTACTATGGGTATTATGGCTAAAGAGCTTGAAATGCAGCAAATGGTACAAATGCTCCAGTCAATTCCGAAAGACTCTCCAGCTTTCAATGTCTTGTTGTTAGCTATCTTTCAGAACTCTAGTATCCATAATAGAGACCAAGTGGTACAATCACTTATGCAGGGTTTCCAGCCTAATCCTGAACAGCAGCAGATGCAACAGATGGCTCAAGAACTGCAAATTCAGCAGTTACAGGCTGATATACAGAAGACATTAGCAGAGGCACAGGAAGAACAAGCTAGAGCTATGAAGCACCAAGCAGACGCAGGGTCATCACAGCCACAAAATGAATTAGACGTACAAGAAAGAATTATGAGTCTACAGAAGAAAATGATGTAACTAGAAAAAATGAAAGCTGACATAGAAAAGCAGTATTCAGAGACAGCTAGAAACATTCCTGAAGTAGAACACCTTAAATCGGAGACAGCTCTAAACTATGCAAACGCACTTAGAAGAACAAACGACTAAAGAGTATTATAGAGCGAGACAAGATTTAGTAGAACAAGATGGATGGAGAGACTTAGTCAAGGAACTAACAAATCTCAAAGAAATCTATAGCAAAATAGACTCAGTAGAGTCTGAAAGAGACCTTTGGTTTGCCAAGGGTCAGGTGTCAATTTTAAGGCAGATGATTGCTTTAGAAGAGGCAACTAAACTAGCGGTGGAAGAACTAGATATATAGCCCCACCATTTTAATAACTTCATAACCCTACGGGGCGGAGAGTAATAATATGAGTAATATAGTAGCAGACTTTGATTCGCAAGAATCTCAAGCAGTAGAAGAAAACGTAGAAATTTCTAATATAGATGATAATACGATAACAGACAGTACAGAAGAGTTACAAAGTTCACAAGAGGTCGTTGAGGAGAACTCAACAACTGAAGTTGAAGAACCTAGTATACCTTCTAAGTTTGCCAATAAATCTACAGAAGAAATAATTGATAGTTACACTAATCTTGAAAAGGAACTTGGACGTAAAGCCCAAGAAGTTGGAGAGTTAAGAAAATTATCAGATAGTTTCCTACAGGCTGAGGTAGCGAGGAAGAATAATCCGCAAGATAACACTCCATTAGAAACTAAAGATAATGATGATGTTGATTTCTTTGACGACCCTAATAAGGCTGTCAATAAAATGATTGAGAATCACCCTAAGTTTCAAGAGTTTCAACAGTTCCAAGCTCAACAGGCACAAGCCGGAGCTAAAGCACAGTTGGAGCAAACACATCCTGATTTTACTGATGTCGTACAAGACAAAGCATTTCAGGAATGGGTACAAGATAGCCCGATTCGTATGCAGATGTTTCAAGCAGCCGATTCTTATAATTTTGATGCCGCTAACGAGTTATTGTCCAATTGGAAAGATAGGTCGATGATTAGTAAGACTCAAGAAGTCAAACAGGCAGCAGAAACAAATAGGAAGGACGCTCTTAAGGCAGCAAGCACGGAATCAAGGTCATCTTCAGGCTCAAACGCAGGAGGAAAGACATATAGAAGAGCTGACCTCATACGTTTAAAAATGGAAGACCCTAGTAGGTATGAATCGTTAGAAGATGATATCTTTGCGGCTTATGCAGACGGTAGGGTTGTTTAATAAAAGCTAATATAACTTATAGGAGTTAATTAAAATGGCAAATATGACAGTTACGACTGCAGCCAAGTTTATTCCAAAACTATGGAGTGACGAGGTAATAGCAACGTATAAAGCAAACCTAGTTGCGGCTAATCTAGTTCGCAATCTAAACCACGTCGGAAAAAAAGGTGACACTATTCACATCCCAACACCGGGACGTAATGCTGCAAGTGCGAAAGTTAAAGACACAGCAGTTACGCTTGTAACAGATACTGCGGTACACACAGATATCGTTATCAACAAGCACTTTGAATGGTCGACACAAATTGAAGATATTGCAGAACTACAAGCACTAAATTCAATGAGACGTTTCTACACAGACGACGCTGGCTATGCACTAGCAAAAAAATATCGACTCTGCGTTAATTACTGACCTAGACGGTGCAGCAGCACTAACTGGCGGTAATGCAGTAATTGCAAGTGTAACAGATTGGGATGCTTCAATCCTAATCGCTCTTGAAAATCTTAACGATAATGACGTTCCTTTAAACGACCGTTCTCTAATCGTTACTCCATCGTGTATGACTGCACTAATGGCTGAAGAAAGATTTACTGAGCAAGCGTTTATTGGTAGCGGTAACGCAATCAAGACAGGTAAAATTGGTATGATTTACGGAGTAGACGTTTATATGTCTACACAAGTAGGTACTGGTAATACTGAAAAAGCATTCTTGTTCCAAAAAGATGCTTTGGTACTAGCTACTCAACAAAACATCCGTACACAGACACAGTATGTACAATCTCAACTAGCAGATTTGTTCACGGCTGATACTGTTTATGGTAGTAAAGTTGTTCGTCCGGGTTCTATTCAAGAACTTAGTTCGTAGTTTTAACCA